GCTGCGCTCGCCAGTGATACGGAATACCTTTGGCTCGGTGTAATACTGCTCGATCAGCGAGAGCTTGATTTCGCCCTCCAACTGCCGCGCCAGTCGCAGGTTGTCGAACAACTCCGCCGTGACCGTCGATCCCTGGTCGTGCTTTGCCTTGAGCGCCACGCCAGATACTAGGTTCGTATCCCGGCCAAGGGACTCCGACGTGACGCCGCCCACTTCGCGGATCGCAACCTTGTCCCGGTCGGCCATCGACAAGTGGCCCTGCGCGATGTCGGTTTCGCGCGTCGTCTGGAACCGGCCCTGAGACAGCGCGCCATCGGCTAGCACGATCGTGCTGTCTGGCGCTGCGTTTTCTTCCCGAATCTCGTCAAGGTCCATCTGCTCGGGGTCGATCGCGCCGGCCTCCATCACGATCTTGTTCGTTGACAAGATGTGCAGAGACTTGGACATGCGCTTGTTCAGCGACTCCTGCGGACCACGGATGTTGCGCACCACGCCATACGGTGCGCCGTCGCGCTTGCGGCGGTAGCACCACACCGGCACCAGCGGGAAGCGGTTGTGTTCGTATGGGCTCCACCCGTCCCACAGGATGCCAACGTCCGTAAACACGGTGCAGCGCATCCGCATCCGTATCCGGTCGTGAACCTTGCTGCCAACGCCGGTCGTTTCCGTGGTCGGATCGTAGTACCACGCCTCGTAGCACTGGACGCGATCGCGCGGGTTGTAGAGCCACGCCCCGGCGTCGAAGTACGACCAGCGGCCTTGAACCTGCGTGCTCATGTCCTCCGGGTCGATCTCGGAGAGCTTGCGGCCAAACCACCAGTCGATGCCCCGGCTGTCGGGGTTCGCCTCCGACGCCTGTTCGAGCATGTCCTTCTTCTCGGGGAAGTAGGCTTGCGCGATGTCCAGGTCCAGCCAGCGCATCCGAAACAGGTAGCGCGAGTCAGAAAGATCGCGCGCCACCCCAAGCGAGTCGTACAGCACGTTGCGCCAGGACTCGGCGCGGTCGAAGATCGGCTCGTCCTCGGGATCTGCCTTCACGCCAGTCTCGATCCACCCGAGCCCCGCCTTGACCGACTCATCGAAAGCGTGCGATCGCGTGAATTCCGATCGGTTGACTTCGCCCAGGTATTTGAGCAGCTTCGTTTTCTTGACAGCATCCTCGGCGGCCGCCTCGCCCCTAGCGGTCGGCGTGACCTTGAAATCGGTGCGCGTGCGCCGCTCGGTGCCGATCAGCCAATCGACGGTCGGCTTGACCTCGTTGTAGACGACGGGGTTCTGGCCGCGCTGCAAGAGCGCCTGCGCCTCCATCGTGTCCCATTGCAGCCCGTCGTAGAAGTCCTCATCGAGCGCCATCTGGAACCGATTGGCCGACTGGCGGGCAATCTCCTGGTCGCGCCAGGATTTCAGCCGCTCAAGCCGCTTCCATTCGTCCTGCCGGTCGGATCGCTTCTTGGGCGGTGCCATCAAACAGCCCTTTCGTGCAATGTCTTGCCGTTGACCTTGGCCGTTGCCTCGTAGAGCGGCGCTGGCTTGTCGCCACGCCTGGGCGGCATCCGAGCGATCCACGGGAAGGCGTCAATGACAACGCTCATCAGCTTGACCAATTCCGACCGGCTCACACCCCGGCCCATCTGTTCGAGCCCGCGCATCGCCATCGCGTAGGCTTCCTGCGTCGGTCGCCCGTCCAGGTGTAGCCAATGCGGAAACGCCGATATGCACACTGCGTACACGCCGCAGTTGATGTCGCCGTGTTTCGGCCAGATCGCGCAGCCCGGCTCGCCCTCGACCATTTCGATCGACACCATGTAGTCGCCGGACTCGTAAACCTTCCATGCGTCGCGGCCACCGAAGGCGCGCAACGGAAGGCCCGAGCTTGAAAGGATCGTGGGGGCGGTCATGCCCCGGCGTATATCAGAAGCTGGAACGATTGCATAAAGTGGTCCGGCAATCTTGCCGGACCTAGAGCGTTTTCCAGTTCCGCTCGCGCTTCGGGCGGTCGTCGTCGTACCTTGGCGCGACCTTGGCAAAGCGCCGAGAAACATACCCGTAGCGCCCGGCCGCCATCAAATCATCGAATTCCTTGACGATCTTGCCGTCCTTGCGGTGATAGGTCCGAAACTCGCTGAACCAGTCATTCAGGTGCGCGAAGACCTTGAACCGGCCTTCGAGCATGGCCGTGAGCATTTCCTGTATCCCCGCCTCGACCGAGTTCGACCCGTCAGCCAGGGTCGCATGGTCAGGAAGCATTCGCAGCTTCTCGGCAGCGTACAAGTCCTTGATGGCCTCGCCGTCGCGCTTGCCGTCCGCCCCGTAGCCGTCATGCGGCCACGCAACAGGAATCCAGTCGCCGCGCCCCTTGATCGCGCTCGCGTGAACCGGGATCGGCGTCTGCCGCGCCTTGTAGCAGTCGTAGACATACACCGTATCCACGTCACGGTCCCATGCGTACCAAACCGCTGCGGTCGGATGGTCCCATCCGAAGTCGATGCCGCAAATGCGCGGCCAGTGCGACGGGATCGGGAAGGACTCCACTTTCAGACTGTCCTCGGAAACCGGGAAGATCGCGCCCGATCCGAGCGTCGGCACGCCTTTCGTCCTGGCCTCGCGCTCGTGCGGCGGGATCGACGCCAGAAGGTGTGCCTTCATCTTCGCGTCAAGATGCGGCACGTCCTCCCAAGTGATCTGAACCATTGCCTTAGACACGGTACTCCGACTGATCCATGAACGAACGCACGACCTCGGTAGCCCCTTCGAGCGGCGTGAACGTGATGTAGATGATGCCGTCCACGGTCGCGGTTCGCAGCAGGCACTCCGAGTAGATGTCCTGCGGCGGTTCCTCGTCCAGCCAAATGACGTGCCGTGCAGTTCCCTCGAAAGACCCGCGCCGCTGCTCGTAGGATTTCAGGCCGATCGTGCTTTCGCCGCCGGAAACGTGACGAATCGTGGCATAGTCGATCGCCTTGTTCGTGTTCGGCCGATACTTGGGCTCCCCGATGATGTCGTCAAACGGGATCATGCCGGTGCCGATCGCGTTGACCTTGCCGAAAAGTTCCTGCTGGATGATGTCGCGCGTCGTCTCGTTCGTCTTTCCGGCCGCCCATGCGTTGATCGGCTCGTCGAACCTCCGGCCCTCCCACCACTCCGGGTAGCGCCCGGTCAGGTGACAAACCAGTTCATACGACCCGCTCAACGTCTTCCCGATACGGTTCGCGCCCATCATGAGCCGTTCGGCATGGGCAGCGCCGGCCCGGAAGAAGGCCAGGTGCTTGCTGTATAGCTCTCTGCGATGCGGGCCGTCCTTGGGGAACAGGCCGAAAAACTTACGCCTCGCTTCCCGGTTCTTCGCTGCTTCGAGCAGTTTGGCCAGTTCGAGCTTTTCCGAGTAGCTGAGTGATTCGAGCATTGAGCTGTTCTTCGGTCATCGTATCGGTCGGGTCGCCGTGGTCATCGTCCAGGTTGAACGCCTTGCGCTCCAACTCCACCCAAACCTTCGTCGCACTCGCCAAATCCTTGAGCGTCGCGGCGATCTTGTCGGTCCCTAGTTTGTCCGAAAGCCATTTGATTGCATCAACCGACTTCCCTTCGGCCTCGACAAGCTGTTCTACCGATTCAATCACGGCCTCCATCGCCGGGCGGTTGTCGATGCGTTCTTCCAGTTCGTTCATCAGCTTGTACGACAACTCCCGTCCGCGCCTGGAAATGCCGCGATGCTCCCTGATGATGTGGACGTTCGTTGCCGCTGCAAGCTCGATGTCACGATCGGACACGACCTTGCTGCTGCTGGTCGCCAACTTCTCCCGAGTCCTGGCCTTGACCATCGCCGCCGACACGCCAACCGCCCATCCCTCTTGCTTGGCGCGATCGTAGATCGTGGACTTGGGTACGTCGCACAGCCTCGCCAGCACGAAAAGAGAATACTTCCCCGTCTCGTAGGACTTGCGGATCGACTCCCAATCCGGCTCTTGGTGCTCGGGGTTTCGTCCTTGCGTCTTCTTCTTCACTGTCCCGCCTCCTGGGGCCGGATTACGCCTCGGACGTACTCCTGCAACCCCGCTACTCGGTCCGAGACTGCATCAGCATCTCTCGCCATTGCTTCAATTTCCTCTGCGCACGCTCTGAGAACTTCTCGCTCGGCGGCGGCTCCATCAGTGCTGCCGGCGGTGCCGGGATTCTCGGCCGCTCGTCGATCACGACGGTCGATTTCGTCGCGCAGCCTGCCAAGCTCACCACGAGCAGCGCCGGCAGCAGCGCGGCTCTT